GACCTACGACATTCCGATTAACAGTCGGACGCTCTGCCAGCTGAGCTACACCCCAATGTTTTATCTATACTTTTTCATATCCAAAATATCTTGAGGTGTTTCAATCATTCTGCGTTGTGCCTCAAATTTTCCCAACTCTACGATTTCCTGAGCAACTGTTGCCATCATATCGTAAAGTCCTGCTGCATACCGCTTATGCTTTACTGGTGCTGCTTCAATTTCATCTTTCATGTTAACTACTGATTGTGTAAAATACTCGCACAATTGTGTCAAACTTATATAAATATCTTTATCATCTTCAATGGTCTTAATTGTGCCATCTGCTAACATTTTTATCCTTTGTTTGTTGTTGATGTTATTCTACTATAGAATTCTCATGCTGTCAACACGTAATTCATCTTCATCGTCATCAAGTCCCATAAATTCCCGCAAACTTTTTGGCATTTCTTTTTTGTCAGGCATTCTAATTGTATTATTTTTATTTAATCTAGCATCTGATTGTTTTCTTAGCTCTTCTAATTCTGATGCAAATACGCCAGAATAAGTATAGATCTCTACTTCTTTATCAGCGTCTGGGGGAGTTAACGATATAGCATTATATACTGAACCACAAACTGCGTCAGACAAGTCCTTAGAACCTTTTCTGGGGTGGTCTACACGATCTTTTACTATACGCAATTGAAGCAATTCATCAATAAGCAATTGAATTTTTGGACCATGTAATCTTTCTTCAGTTAAAGTAAGAGACATATCTTCGTAATGTTTTTTTGCTACTGAAAGAATTTCTGTTTTAATCCCATGAACGCCAAGCTGTTGCATCATGTCATGAGAATTCCATCTGTCAAATGTTACTAACTTAAGGTTAAATCCTTTTTCTCTAACACTTGTAATATAATCTTTAACTTCTGTAAAATCAACAGATTTTGAAGCTGTAGGTGTCCAATATCTTACTGCATCTACAACAACTCTAGGGGCTGCTTCTTTATACTGTTCACCAATTTTCATTGTCACCCAGCCCTCAACGTGAGCTAAAGCTACTGCACAATGGTCATGCTTTTGAGCAAGGTCAACGTGCATAAAATATGTTTTTTCTGGATCTGGTTTAAAATCATCGTCAAACCTGCCATATGAATCTACATTTAATTTAGGATTACTAAATGCTTTTTCAATTACCAATCTGCTTTTAAAGAACGCATCAGTAGCATCTGGTGGCATGCAGGCAAAACGAGAAAGAGCATCTGTTGGATCTGTATAAAAGTCAATAGTAAAATCTTCAATTTTACGTGTTGGATTAATTTCCCAAGTAGGTCTTTTTAAAGCATACATTCGTGGGACTTTGTATGAAATAATATGGTCTTCTTCCCATTCAATTTCAAATTCATTGCCCTCAGTATTATCTGGAAGATCTGGGTCTACTTTAAACCTATGATGCCTAAGAACCACTTCTTTTTCGGCTACCGCTTCATTATATTTTTGCTGGATATAGTCGTTTTTAAAACGTGGGAATGAAAGCAAAATAACTTTACCAAAATCTGGGAAACGTGAGTTTACAGATGCACGATACATCTTATAAATTGATGATGCAGTTTTTGCTTGTTCATGCCCAGTAGTTGACTCAAGTTCAAAACCTGAAATCTCATCAAGAATAATTACAAGAACGTTATATCCTTCCCAAGCTTCTCTTTCTGAGTGACCTGAGTGAACAGTAACTGATTTATCAAACTCAACCATGTTGGCCTTAGCAACATATTTCCCTTGAAACCATGGGGATTTTTCAATACGCTGATTAAATCCTTTAAAGAATACTCGGTTAGCCTGAACGGCGTTAATAGCAATGTTAATAATATCAATAGCATCGCCTGGTGGCTTACCAAAATAAACTGCTGGGTCTGCTAGACAAAGCAGCAAATAAACCATATAGGCACAAGCAATTGTAGATGTATAGTCTTTTCCAGAACCCTTACCCAACTGCAAAATAACTTCGTTACATGTTTGCTTAAATATTTTGGTGCCTTCATCTTCACCATAAATACGTATTAATGTATCTTTTTTATAAATTTGAGTCATCGCACGAATCATGGTGTATTGATAATCAGAAAGTGGTGGTAAGCCTAAATAAGCTTTATCTGTAACAAATTGCTCAAGTGATACTGGAGTTTCTGAAAATTCATCTCCAGTCAAAGCATCTAAAAATACGTTAAAATCATTCATTTACAACTACGGCCTCAACTTGACCCGTAACTTGTGACAATCTTCTTGAAACTTCCCACTTGCAATGATCACAGTTAGCTGTAACTTCTTTAAGTATATTTACAAGGATTTCTTGTTTTCTTTCTGAATCTAAAATCTGGTCTGTGATGTCATTGTTTTCAAGAACCCCTGCTTTATTTAACATATCAATGCGTTTTGCTTCAATATCAGCAATTAATTTAAGAGATTGTGCTTTGACATTAAGTGCATCTTGCATGTCTGCTTGTTCTACCGTGCGCCATGCCTCTTTAATAAGCATATTGTAATGTTCATCTGCTCCCGCCAAAGCTTCTTTGGCACGGGCTTTAATTGCATTATTGTCTTGAACAAGTTCTTTCCAAGTTGTTATGTGATTATCAACTTGAACTCGGGTAAGCTCTAGGGTTTTAGCAATCTGTGCTGGTGTGCTGCCCTTAAGTAGTTCTTCAACTACCTTATTCATTTGATCAAACTTGCCTGCAACCTCTAGTTCATTATCCATTATCTGTTTTATAAAACCCTGATCCCTTAAATTGAATTCCTGCTGGCGTATAAACTCTTGCCATCTTATAACCACAATTAGGGCATGGAGGAAAAACCTCTTCATCATTAAATCCACGAGTAATTTCTTTTGAGGTTTCACATTCTATACAGTTGTATTCATAAACTGGCATACTTAATTATACTCCTTGAGATCTGTTTTTGTCAACCGCAATTTTAAGTAAGATTAAATAACCAATCAAATCATCAATGTCGTTATCTCCAGCAAAACCTTGATTATTTTTTACACGATTTAATTTATCATCAATTCTTACTTTCAACTGTTCAATATTGTCAGATTGTGCAAATATTCTGTTTGGCGATAAAGCTGAATCTCCATATGAAATGTTTTTTTCTATAAGAAGTTGTGCAATTTCGTGGCAGGCATCCCAAATTCTTTTGCCAGAAGGGGCACTGGTTGAGTGTAAATATAAATCATTACAACTAAATTGGCTAACATCTTGAAATACTGGTTTAAGCATTACATTAACCTTTCTGACCAAGTTTTAGGAGTTTTTTCTGTAACAAACTCAAGTGGCAAATGATAATCAAATGGCTTTGTACCCTTTATTTTAATCCATTCTACCAATTCTGTCAAGCCCTCATCAAGAGTTTTAGATGTTTTATAATTTAATAATTGTCTTGCTTTATCTGCAGAACAATTAGCATGTTTTACTTCTTGGGGTCTGCCTGGCATATACTTAATATTAAGATCAAATCCAATAATTTTAGCTAATTTTTGAGCCAATTCATTGATTGTAATAAATTCTTCGTCTGGTCCAATATTAACAACTTGACCATCAACTACATCTGATTCACATGCAATCATTAATGGATTTGCTACATCTTCCCAAAAAGAAAAACAACGCATTTGATTTCCATCTCCATAAACTATAGGCTGTTCACCTTTAAGCATACGGTTAATCATAATTGATGCTACATTTCTAAATGGGTCGTCATATTTTTGACGTGGGCCAATAATATTATGAGGAACAAGAATAACATATTTCATTCCGTGTGTTTCACAAATGTTTTTAATTAAAAGCTCTGCCCCATATTTTGCAATGCCGTAAGGATCTTGAGGTTTTGGAATCATGTCTTCTGTAAATGGAACTGTATCTTGTGTGCCGTATCTAGCCATTGATGACATATGAACAAATTTCTTAACCCCGCCCCTAATAGATGCTGAAAGAGCAACTGTTGTAATGTGTGAGGTGTTGCGAGTTACAAGTGCAGGACTAAACACTGATAAGCCTTCGTAAGCAGTGCATGCTGTATGAACAACTAAATCTATTCCTTTAAAATGTTCTTTAACGGAATCAAAATCTCCAAGATCTTTTGAATAAAATTCAACACCAGTGGGTACATTTTCATAATAACCGCCAATTAAATTATCAATACCAACCACAGAATGTCCACGTTTTAAAAACTCATCAGCCAAATGGCTACCCATAAATCCAGCAACGCCTGTGATTAAAACCTTCATGTTATCCTCTTAACCATTCATTTTCACGTCTTCTTGTAAGATCCCAGCCTTTAACTGTATAATCGCCTGATCTTTTCTTTTCTCTGTAATATTCTCCATTTTTATTAAATGTTTCATGATTTCTATTCATTAATTTTGCATCGCTTTTAATTGTTTGTGAGCCACCGTGATCATCAACTTGTATTCCTGGACAAATAATACTGTCAGATAATCCTGATAATACCATCCTGTCATCATAATCGTTATCTTCAAAATAGGCTGGATAAATATATTCATCAAACAAACCAACTTTTGCCACTATGTTTTCTCCAATAGAGAAGCAACTATAGTGTGCGTTGCTTTTTACAAACTTATTGGGGGAACTAAACGAATGCATCTTTTCTAATTCACCAGATCTAAAACTTGTATCTGCAGAAGAAATAAGCCAATAAGGAACATGGGGGTAAAGCTTAATGCCTAAATTCCATGAGCCTGCTATCCCTTGATTTGAAGGAAGATTTAAAACTCTAAAGTTTAAATCAAATCTTTTAGGCACGTATTCTTCAATTCCATTATTAATAATTAATATCTCATTAATTGGATAATCAATTTCTTCAAGAGATTCATCAAGCAAATCATATCTGTTTAAAACAGGAATAATTAATACTGGTATCACTATTTAGTCCACTTTCTAGGTTTTTTAATAAATCCAAATTTTTCCAAAGCACGTTGAATTGTCATATGAGAACATTTTGCTTCCATTGCCATTTGAAGAACTGATTTCTTCTCAACAACATATCTCTTATGGACCCATTCTTTGTTTTCCCAAGGTGTAAATCCTTTAGCCACTATACCTCCTCACAAGATTTCGTTGACGGCATACCATGCGATCCCCGCAGCATCTGCAACATTGTCGGATTCAGTCTGGATGCCGAGCGTTCGCACAAAATCAATAGTACGCTGTTTTCTGCGTTCTCTGATCTTTCCTTTGATCCAGTTGTCAGACCTGTCTGGGAATTCATTTTTAATAGCCTCTTTTTCGGCTTTAGTGTAGTTCTTGTTTCCAAGATACGACTGCCAAGTTATCGGGTGAACCTCAACAACTTCAACATTATCACTAAGCAACTCTCCCATTATAGCACCAAATACGTATGCCATCTTCATTCCCGTTGCTACAGACTTAACAGAAATTGCTGCTTCAATAACAACAAAGTCTGTATCAAGCTCTCTTTTAAAAGACCTAATTTTTTGTTTAGCATCAAGAATTCTTTCATAAACATCTGACCCTTCAAAAATGATTTCTCCCCATTTTACTGGCTTTTTATCATTCATAAGGCAAAAAGCAATGCTATTTGTACTTGCATCTATACCTAAAACTTTGCTATGTTTACTTTTTGCTAGTTTTGCCAGAGACATTTCGTATCATTTCTAGTAGTTCTTGTCTTTCTTTTTCTTTTTGAGATCCTATGCACTTATCGCATATATTAGACTCATTATATCTGCTAAGTATGACCGTGCACCCACGAGACCTGCATATTCTTTGCTTACCCGCAAGC